TTAACTTACTGATTTTAATTGTCCTCTACTGCTCGCCTGTGGTCTTTGGGGCATTAATGGGGCAAAATCGGCTAGCTTCTGGTTTAGCATTGCAATCTGCTCTGCGCTACTGTCTGCCATCCACGCACCGTATACATTGAAAACCATTTGGGCGCTTGCATGCCCCATCTGATTGGCAATAAAGCTCGGGTTTGCACCAGCAGATAAAGACCAACATGCATATGTGTGTCGTGACTGGTACGCCTTCCTGTGCCTTATTCCAGCGCGCGTCAATGCTGCATCCCATGAGTCGCCAACCGAATCAACCTTGTAGACAAATCCGACCTGCTCACTTCGCCTGACGATCTGAGGGTTAAAGACGAAGGTGCACTGGTGCTGAACTGATCGGTTATATTCACGTAGTTGGACGTCGATGTGATGTTGCTTGCCCAGCCTTGTAATTTCAGCCTGATTTTTCAGGATACTGATTGCTGGCTGGATAAGATGCACCACTCGATTTGTGCTTGCCTCGGTTTTCGGTAGAGTGAACTCACCAAGTTTCGTATAATTACGCCTGATGGTAATTGTTCCCGCTTTCAGGTCTATATCTTCCCATGCCAGGGAGACCAGTTCCCCGTGACGCATTCCTGTGTACACCGCTAATGACCACAGGTTTTTCGTCTGTTGATGCCGGCATGCATCGATCAGGCGAATAAATTCGTCGCGAGTTAACGGATCGGGCTCTGCCCTGGCTTTTTTAAGAGGCTTAATGCCATCAAAAGGGTTTGTTTCCAGATAGCCGTGATCAGCAGCAAACTGAAACATCCCTGCTATTGTCGTCATGTAATAGTTCACAGTAACAACGCTTCGCCCTTTTGCTGGCCTTTTACCGTTAGCAGAGATCTGATAACCGGTCAGCAAATCTTTCCTGATGTACAGCAATTCCTCTTTGGTTATTGCTGAAACCAGCCGATTCTCCCCAATTAAGGGCACTACATTTCGCGCTACCGACTCATACCGATTGAATGCGTTTGCGCATATTTCCATCTTTTTCAGATCCAGCCACTTAGCTTCAAGCTCTTTCACTGTTATTTCCTTTTTACCCAAACCAAAAAACTTCAGGTTCGGTGAATCAGGAAACCTCTCCGCGTAATCAAAAACACCCATCTTTATTGAAAAACAGACCGAGGTGCGCAGCTCCCCGGCGATCTTCCTGTTCTTGATGGTGTCAGGGACACCGAGGTTTTCCCTGACACGCTTACCTTTAAAACTGAACCAGATGCGCAACGAGCCACCGTGGTTTTCGACGCCTGTTGGATATGGGACTTTATCCATTGTTTCCTCCAGACGCCCAAGAGCGATGAGAGCTTACCTTTTTCATGGTGTCAAATCACCCTGGCTGTTTGTTTTTCATCGAAGCCACCCATGCATCGACCGCCTTTCGGTTGTACATGCACTCACTGGACGGCTTAGGGTTCCCGTCTGGCGAAACGTGAATATATTCCCTCCCAACCATCCAGCATTCTTTGCGTGCCCGGAGGATGGTTCCGGGCTTAAGCCCGGTGACCGTGATAAGAACGCTTTCACAAACCCATTCATTTGGTGCTAACTGGATCACGTTGTTCATGCCTACCTCACATCACGTTCAGGCCACGACAGTGGCACCACATATTACTCAAATTGACCATTTCACCCATTGGCGGCCTCCTTGCTGAATCGGGCACTGATGATGCTTCTGGCGATAGTGGGGGCATCCGCATCCAGCAGTTCGCCGTCTTCACCCCCAACCGCTTTCATCAGTTCATTCTGGAGAACGCTGTCATAATTGCGCGGCCAGAAGCCCGTGGGCAAACAGTAGAAGTTACAGTAGAGGAACGTATCAATAGTTATCTGAGCGGCTTCTGCGGCAGTCCGTTCAGGCTGGCGATAACCAGCCTCCCATACTGCATCGACTATTGCTGATGGATCGCCTTTTGCAGCCTTAATCAGCGCAACCAGTTCAAACAGGCTGGATTCACTCACCGGTAACCTCCAGCTTTTCTTCTGCGCGGTGGATACAGCGCAGGAAAGAAGAGGGCGTGACAATCTTCCGTAGCTCTGCAATCAGGTAATGATCACGCGTGTGGTGCATTTGTCGGTTCCGTTCCTTTTCCTGCTGGCGAAGTATCGACAGTCTGGACATGATGATGCGTTTCTTCTGCTGTACAGTGCGTCGCGCGCTCTCAGCTCGATTACGCCATTCCGGATCTGCATCCTGCTTTGACAGCTGCGCGTCGATAGCGATGATGCTTTCCTCAGCCAGCGCCAACTGCTCAAGGCAAGCGCTGATAGTGTTCAGGTTTTCTGTATTGACTCTAGCTCGTACCATCATTTCACCTCCACGCCGATCCCATTGATGGTGCAATCCCTTTCGATAGCTTCTTGAACCCATCGCTTATAGGTTTCCGGATGGAATACCTCATGCTTACCTGTATAGCTCCAGAACGCCTTAGAACTGATATCTGGCAGGGTGATGGTCAACTGCTTGCCATTGTTTACTTCGTTTACTGAGCCAGCGGGGGCTTTCCGGTATTCTCGCAACTCCCTTAATGCAGCCGTAGTTCGCGCATAGAACCCTTCACGCTCAAGTCCCCAGATGAGAGAATTAAGGTCATCATCTGTTATTTTTATTGTTTCCTGCTTGTTCATCTTAAAACCTCCGCCAGCAGTTTCATTGCACCGATAAAACCCATCGCACCGGCTGCCATTCCGGCGCCGATCAAAATCGAGAAGAACAGCGCCCACAGGGAGCGTACGAAAATAGTTTTCATTTTCTGCAACCCACCGTATCGCCCATGTCATTAACCATGCTTTGCCAGATTTCATGCCCGCTTGGCGTCAGCTCGCGATCCTGAACGCATTTGCTCAATAATTGGATTCCGAGTTTTTCCCATTGTGGATAATTGTCTTTAAGCGCCTCCAGCGCATAACCATCAATTAAGCTCCTGATTCCCTTAACCCCACCAATAATGTTTACCCTTATGGGTTGCCCATTAGCATTGATCATGAAATGGTCACCGCTGGTAGCGGATATGTGGTTGTGCAGTGCAGCCGCATACTCATTTGCCAGCGCATTGAGGCGGAAATTTTGTGTAATGAGTGACATTATTTTTCCTCCCATCCGATCGCCTGGAAAAGTCCCATCTTAGGGTGATACCAGCGAGTGCCACGCAGTTCCGCTTCAGACATCATCTGGTGGAACGCTGACATAAATGGTTTAAGTTCGACGATGGCCCTACGAGACAAAAGCCCGTCTGGAGTCATAAATTCGTGCGTGTCGGTAGGGATGCGGTAGGCGTTGACCAGATTTCGACACTTGGCGTCAGTCATTCCGCTTTTAGCGACCACCTGGCGGTAACCGACATATCCGGCGCGCATGGTCCCACGCTTGATGTTCTCCACAGCTTCTGTGACCGTTTCGATCTGTTCTTCAACATGATTCAGGCGCTTCTGCTGGCGAACGGCGTCGGCGGCCATTGCGGCGATCATCTCAATTTCTGTCAGTGGTTGCGTCTGCTTGGCGCGGAAATAGCTGTTAACCAGCTCGCGCTGAACCTGCCAGGCCAGATCGTCAGTGAAGGATTTCACCAACATCAGATAACCGGATTCAACCAGAACAACTCCTGATGCCGCAAATTTTGAGAAAGTGCCGTCAGGGAGGTGTCGACGAATTTCGTCGGAACCTAATTCGAAGTAGTCTTCCCCCTCAATAAGACGAGACTTATTTTCGCGGAAATTGCGTCCAGCAGTTCCGTTTGGGCGCTGGTGTACTTCATCAATCATTGCCAGTGTTACAACGCGCTGACTGCGATATTCGACTGCCGGAAGTTGAGTGTTATTGATCGTTACTGTATTCATGCTTTATCTCCAAAGGCGCGACGCAAGGCTTTTTTCATTTTCTTGCCGTTATTCACTGAGCAGTAAAGCTCCGCAAGTTCTTGAGCCATCATTTGCTCGCCGGTTTCTTCATTGACGAAATACTGATCGGGGTTGTTCTTTATGAATTCCTGCACCATTGGCAGTGCGAGGAATTCATTCGGGCTGTAAATTTTTGACTGACGCCGCAGATGCTTTGTGCTCGGTACCTTGTGAATGGACTCAGCCGAAAATATGTTTGCGTTATCCTGGTTAGCCATTTGTCGTATCCTGTAAGCGCAACTCCATATCGCGCGCCATTTCAATAAAAGTGTCTAAGGCACAAATATGTTCATCGTCTGAAAGGCGGCGATCAGCTTTAACTTTTCCGTTTTCGATATAAAGAACTACGCGACCTGTGTATTCTGGTAAAACATGCAGATCGATATTCAATATAGGGCGGGGAATTTCGACCCCGCGATACATCATCATTTGCTGTCCAGCCATTTCACCGCCTCCCGCTTATATAATTTTCTGGCATGTGCTTCTAACTCAGATAACAGTTCGTCGATAATCATTTTCCCTGTCTCGGTCAGATACTCTGTGTGACCGTTAATATCGAGGCTGTTTAAATATGTTTTCCTAATAAACTCTGGTGATTCTTTACCGAACTCTGTTGCAGATTGTCTTTCAAACCGGATGAGTAATTTCTGTAACGTTTCTTCATCCATTTCTATTGTCTGTATCTCCTTGTTCGGAAGATTTATAACCAGACAGTAACCGCCAGTTTTGCGCTTCATTCGGTGTAGGGCCGCAATTGCAATGCGACGACGATACGTATTGATTAATTCAGCCATTTAATACACCTTTCTTTGTGCATCTTCATTTGCTAATACGATCCTTTCCTCTTTCTCGGTCCAGCTGTATAACGTCGCAGAAAGGTCATAAGCCAGACCTAAAAGACCATCAAGTTGATGGCAGTCAAAATCTGTATGGTGTGCGTGAATTGTTTGCATAAGGAAATTAAGTTGTTCTGCTTTTGTATTAACACCTTGCACATCTTGGCGATCTTGTATCGACATGATTTATCTCCCATACGCTTTACGCAGATAGAGGTTTGCAATTACGACCTGCCCGAATGACGCATAGAGCAGGGCGCTTTTATATGCCCGAGAATCTTTAATGAATGTCATGAATAACTCTCTGATAAAAAATGGTTGTGGATATCCCCAGCAATTAATCTGTAATAAGTTATTGTTTAACAGCGTTATTATATAATTAGAAAGCTAAGACTCTCATACTCTTGAATTATTTGCTGTGCTTCCTTGCTCGCCTCTGAATAGCTGGTGAAAGTGTCAATTAGAATCATGGAATCGCCAACTCTCCTATAAATGCTATATATGATGCTATTCATGTTTCTTATGTCGGTATGTAATGCGTATCTTGAGCTTCTGGTCAAAGCATCAACTGGTAATATTTTATAGTGCATGATGTCACCATCAAAAGAGTGGTTTCATTTATGAGTTTTATATTTTTCTAAATGATTTAAATGCATTGTCATTAATACTTATTTAATAACTATGACTAGCCTCAAATTTGTTTATTCTTTTTGTTACATCCTCGAGTGTTTTGACTACAATGGTGATTAGAGCATGCTCTCTGATTTCATCTTCTGAAGTCATTCTTTCAAGAAGCAACCAAAGGGATGCTGATGAGCAGGTAATATCATGTGCCCAATCCATCAAAGTGTTGCATGCCTCACCTTGAAAAAATGATGCTTCTTTATTATTAGAATTTTCTGGGCTATCAGGCTTGCTGTCATTTGCTTTAGACCTAAGCACATGGCTTGCATCGTCTAATAACTGCTGAATCATGAATAAGTTGCTTTCAACGGTGTCCTCATCAAGCTCTTCACGAGATAGAATTAATGATTTGAGGACTGATTTAGCCCGTTCAATTATAAGGACTGAGTTTTTTGCGTTCATTTATTATCCTCAATATTATAATCATAATTATTAATATACTCATATGCCTTGTCGCAGGTCTTCTGCATCGAGCGAATTAAGCAGGAAAGGTGATTGTCAGTTTCCCCAGAATCCGGTGAATTACGGAAAATAAACTCAAGAAGCGACGTATTCTCCACTAACTCAGCTGCTACATCTTCGAGTATAGATATCGTTGAAATGGATTCATGATTCCTTTTGCTAGTTGCTGATTTTCGATAGTAGGGTAACGCGGAATTAATATTTTCTGGAGTATTGTTCATTTGCTTTCTCTCACTCCGCTATGGTAATGGGACTCGTTTGAGATTTTATTTGTCACCATCGCTAAATCTGCCAAGTCTGCGATAATACCTGACAGCGCGTTAATTTTTGTATTGCTCCCCTTTGGGCTCTCGCTCATTTCCATAATTTTGAGGCTTATAAAATTTATAGCCTCAAGCAATGATGTTGTTTGATTTTCAGCTTCACTTGCAATGTCGGTTACATTGATATCTCTGGTTAAGTCAATTTCAATTAACTGGATTATATTATTTATGCTCATGATGTACCTCGGTGTCTTTGCGATAGGTACATTATGTACCTTAAAGGTACACTGTCAAGTATAAAAAAACCTGCCGCAGCAGGTTTCATGGTTTATTTTATGGCTTGCTTATGTATCTTCTTGGTTTTCCAGAAAATATCACAGTACCAATGATTGAACAGTTCCCATCAATTTTTATATATGGCTCAGGCCAGTTCTGATTTAGAGCTTTTAGATATCTGCTTCCACCATCTTCTATAAGTCTTTTAAAGGTGGTTTCTCCAGTGTCATGCATCAATGCAACTACATCGTCACCATGAATTGCAGGTACTTCGGGATCCACAAAAATCATGTCTCCGGGACGGTATTCATCAACCATCGAATCACCTATTACCCGTAGGATATAGGTCATAGAACCACAAGGAACCGGGCATGGGTAGGTTTCAGTGCTATACAAATCAACCCCTTGATCTTCCACTCTTGTCCACGCGCCAGCTTGAACCCACGAGATGACGGGGACCTTACGAATATTTCTATTAGTATCTGAAATATCGGGGTTTTTTGCAATATTGGTTGTTTGATGCTCCTGATCCAACCAGCCAAGGGGAAGATCGAAACATTTTTCAATGTGCCGAGCCATAGCATCACCAATATTTTTTGTCGCGCCATCGCTCATAAACCTACTTGTTTGAGTAGGCTCTCTGTCGATCATGTTGGCAAAAAATGAGTTTCCACCAACTCCGTCTCGCAATTTTCTAGCGTTTATACGCCTGATTTCATGAACAGTTTTCATACAGTTATTCTCTCAGTTTGTATCCTTGCGGTACAAGTTCCTTTACGGTTCATTATTTTGATGTAATATGTACCACGGAGGTACATTTAATGAAAGCGTACTGGAACTCATTAACGAAGGATCAGCAGGTTCGTTTAGCTAAAAACGTAGGCTCAACCCGGGACTATCTGCGTTTGGTGTTCAGCGGGCATAAAAATGCCGGATTCAATCTTGCTATACGACTAGAGCAAGAAACGGCAGGGGAGATCACTAGGTCGGAATTGCGGCCTGATATTTATCAGCTCTCCGTGAAGCAAGTTGAGGCGTGACATGTCACAACGAACAGCGGGGGATTGCTTACCAGTAGCTTACAGCCTCGCGGATGCCACATGGATACATGAGCAACTTCAACATTTGCCTGTATCTATGCGCCAGCGGGCTGTGGTGCGCTATGCGGAGGTATACCGGCAGGCATTTGATGCAGAACTGGTGAGCTACAAGCAGGAGAACCGAGCACGACATGAGGCCAACACAAGGCTTCGTCTGTTTGTGAGAAATCAGGGCAGAGCTTTACAGGGGTACACCGCCGAACCTCCCCTGGCAGGAGCGCAACAGCGCGACTAATCGATTCGGGTTTAAAGGTACTCGGATAAGCAGGCTTAAAGGCGCCTGTTCAGGTTGGCAACCACCTAACTCTCAGATCCCGTGTACTAGGAAAGTAGTACTTTTCAATGGGGAAGAGGGAAAGGGGGGTAAGGGGGGATTGGGTGTAGGGGTAGGAATAGGGTCTTTTCCAACAGGAGAGATCCATAGGTTAAGTAGATCACTGTATTAAGGGCGTAATTAAAAAAATGCCCGTATCAGCAAGGTAGTACAAAGCGTTCAGGCGCTGAGAAATGAAAAGGGTTCTTCCTGGAAGAGTGATTTTTCAGAGGAACGGAATCAGAAGGGAGGCTGGCAGCCTTTGGGGAGGCCACCAGCCATGTGAGGGGGAATCCATGAAAACCACATCACGAAATTATTATCTCATCAGCACGGGGTCAGCACAATGGAGCTAACGATTACGCCAAATTTTGCACAGGAACGAGCGCTAAACATGCTGCGCCGTGACTGGAAGGCAAACGACACCTTCATGGTGTACTCGCCAACAGGTAGCGGTAAAACAGGTCTGGCAGCATTCATCGTTGCTGGGTTCGTTAGCCGTGGCCTGCGCGTTCTGTTTTGTGCACCGTATACCATCCTGATTAGTCAGACAGCTAATCGCTTTGTGGAATACGGTCTGCCGGGTGATGAAATTGGTTATATCTGGGCAGACCATCCAAACTACGATCCGTCGCTGAAAATCCAGATTGCCAGCGCTGATACGCTCATTCGTCGCGTATTCCCGGACAATATCGATCTGCTGATTATCGATGAAGCCCATCTGCGTAAGAAACGTATCCTGCAGGATATTGAGCGCCTGCGTGCTAGTGGCGTAAAAGTGATTGGCCTGTCGGGAACACCGTTTTCTCCGTTCCTGGGTAAATACTATGACCGACTGATTAAGCCGACCACCATCGGAGAGCTAATTCAGCGCGGGGATCTGAGCAAATACGAATTCTACGCGCCGACGAAGCCAGATCTGAAAGGCGTTAAAACAAAGTCTTCGCTTGAGTACGGCAGCGACTACAACGAGACGCAGCTGGCCGAAATTATGTGTGGCGCCACGCTGGTGGGCGATATCGTCCAGAACTGGCTTGAGAACGGGCGTGATCTGCCGACTATCGCTTTCTGCGTCAACGTTGCCCACGCCAATTATCTGACAATCCAGTTTAACCAGGCGGGTGTAAATGCTGAGGTCATGACTGCCGACACGCCAGTGGACGAGCGCCAGACCATCATTCACCGCTTCGAAACCGGCGCAACTAAAATCATCGTCAGTGTTGGGGTGCTGGTTGCCGGGTTCGACAGCGATGTTCGCTGCATCATCTACGCCAGGCCAACTAAGAGCGAAATTCGCTGGCTACAGGCGCTCGGGCGTGGCTTGCGCACCGCACCGGGTAAAGAGTCCTGCCTTATCTTCGATCACAGCGGCACCGTGCACCGTTTGGGTTATCCGGATTCAATCGAGTACGACGATCTTCCCGGTAAGTCTGACGGCATGGAGGAAAGCGCGCGCCGCGCAGCTGAGGAACGCGCCGGGAAACTCCCGCATGAATGCTCGCAATGCCACTACATGAAGCCTGCTGGCGTGTACGTCTGTCCGAAATGTGGGCATAAGCCGCTGGCTGGTGAGGATGTGGATACAGACACCGGGCGTAAGCTGAAAAAGCTGGGCAATGAGCAACGCCAGCCCACGAAGGCAGAGAAACAGGCCTGGTGGAGTCAGATTAAATTCTATCAGCGCCAGCGCGTATCGCAGGGGAAAAAGCCCGTCAGCGATGGTTGGTGCGCAAATACCTTCCGCGAACGCTTTGACGAGTGGCCCAAAGGACTGAGCGATTACCCGATGGATATCACACCCACCGTCTCGAACTTCATTCAGCACAAGCTGATTAAATATGCGAAGGGCCAGGAGAAAGCGAAGCGCATGCAGGAAGTGTCCGCTTCACCTGCGCCATCGTCAATTCAGCGTGCGCATAACACGATTCAGAGCATCAGACAGCATTTAGGTAAACGAGCATGAAAACGATAGATGCAGCAAAAGGCCAGTGGGCAATGATTTTTGAACATTATGGGCTGCCGCCGATCACAGGTAAAAATCACTTTAAGGGAAAATGCCCACTCTGTGATGCGATTGGTAAGTTCCGAATCGATAACCGCGACGGCGCTGGCACCTGGATTTGTAAATGTGGCAGCGGTGACGGGCTTAAGCTGGTTACCGAAACCCAGGGCAAACCATTTAACGAGATTTGTCGCGAAATTGACGAGCTGATCGGCAATACGTTCAGACGCGACAAAGTTCCCGAGGCTAGCGATGCCTCCAAGCTGCGGAGAAAGGTACTCAACAACTTTGCAAAAATGTCTCCTCTGCGCGGTACATCCGGCGCCGAATACCTGAACTCACGCGGTATTTATCAGCTTCCAGCTGAGGCAGTACGGCTAAACCCTAAACAACGGCACAACGGACGGGTGTACCAGTCTATTTATTCACTGGCAACAGACGATAAAGGGGAGCTTTGTTACCTCCATCAGACGTTATTGGATGGTGCAAAGAAGGCTGACATAGGGGCCAGCGCCAAGCGCCAAAAATCGCTGCAGGAAGATAACTATCTTGATCACGCTCGTTCCGTTGCGATCCGCATGTTCCCGGTTGCCAGCACGCTTGGCATCGCCGAAGGCATCGAAACGGCTCTGTCAGCGCACCAGATTTACAACGTAAATACCTGGGCAACCATGACGGCGAACTTCATGAAAAAATTCCGCGTTCCTGCAGGTGTGAAGAATTTGATTATTTTCGCAGATCGAGACGTCAACAGCGCCACCGGATTGGCTGCGGCCACGGAATGCGCCCATGCCAATTTACTGGCAAAAAATGACCTGGAAAAAATCAGTATCTACTACCCAGATAACGGGGATTTTAACGACATGCTCATGAACGGCGATCAGGTTCGTGAGGTGGTTTTCTATAAGAAGCAGAGAGAGGCGGCATAATGCGAGACATTCAACTGGTACTTGAGCGGTGGGGGGGGTGGGCGTCAAATGAAGGTTCTCAAGTTGGCTGGTCTCCTATTGGCGCAGGGTTTAAAGGCTTACTTCCGCCAGAAGGAAAATCACGACCATCATGTTGCGACAATGACGGTATTATTGTTGACACAGCGGTAGGGATGCTGAGAAAGACAGGCAGGCATGATGAGTTAGAACTGGTCATGCTTCACTATATGTATGGTGTATCTAAGTCCACCATCTCTCGATGGAAGAGGTGTTCGGAAGGAAAGGTAAGACAAAAGATGATGATAGCCGAAACGTTCATCGATGCCTGCATTATCATGTCCGGGGCCAAGCTTGAAATGGACGACTGGACTCATCGCAGCGAAATAGAAAAAATCGCATAAAAAGGTTTTCGTTACGAATTTTACTCGCTATTGTGTTAAGAGTGGTCACTTCGACACACAGCTTAATCATCGAAACCCTGCCAGCAATGGTGGGGTTTTGTCGTTTCTGGGGGCTACGTGAAAATCTATGCATGCCACTTTCATCCGAAGGGCTTCTATGTCGAATGTGATCAGCAAGATGATTTTTGGGTAAAACTTAGCCCTGTTGCAGGCTGGGGGCGTTTCTCAATGATTCGCCCCGATACTGAGTTCACATCGACTGGAGGAATTTTTCAATTGACTGAATTACGGCCTGCGGATGCAGAACCGCCGGAGTCAGTAGTTGAAGCGTCAAATGTTTTATGGCGTCTGCAGGAAGCTCGCGAAGTTTTGACATCAACCCTTTCTTCTGTTCTTCGGTAAGATTCGCTACCCGAATAATATCCTCAAGGGCGATGATAGTGCTGTCGTGAAATTTGACCGTCTGAATATTGAGAATTGCTCCAAGTCCACCATCATCACGGATAAAATCGATTCCTCTATGCGTGATAAAAGGGCGATTAACAGGAACATATGTTGACATTGAGCACTTAAGGCCGCTTGTGATTAATTGGTGTTGTTCAAGATAAAGTAAATTTGCTATGTAATTCTCCCATCCAGGGAAAAGACATTGTAATTCTTCATTCTGTAGTGACGTTAGCTCTTCTGGATAAGTATCATAAAGAAACTGAAGTAATTTTCGTTGATTTTCTCTATCGAATTTGTCCACGTAAATAATCTCGATAATGTGAGGCTGATATGGAAACGAAAAAAATACTGGCGTCAATTTCGGCAGATACCAGTATTCTAAACGATAAGCTTCAGGCTTTACTTGAAGTGCTTCCCGAGCATGTCCCTGACGAGCTTCTCAGCATGATCACGGGCCTGCTTAGTGATATCGTCTTTGTGAACAGTTCGCCCGCAATTGGTACAGGTGGAACCTTCAATATCATCTACGCTCTTGATTTCAACCCCGCTACGTACAGTCAGGCTATGACCACAGCCAGGACATTTAAAACTAACCTTGCTCATGAATAGCTTCCTTATCTGATATGGTTACTTTTGGCGATTTAACGATATCAGACGGAGAGAGCGGCAACCATAAAAACCATTGTTATTGCGCGGTTAGTTTGACTTATGTATCATCGCTGCCTCGGCCCTTTAGCTCAGTTGGTTAGAGCGCGCGACTCATAATCGCTCGGTCGCTGGTTCAAGCCCAGCAAGGGCCACCAAACCGCCATTAGCTCATCAGGAAGAGCAACTGACTTGTAATCAGTAGGTCACCAGTTCGACTCCGGTAGTCGGCACCAAATGCGGTCATCGTATAATGGCTATTACCTCAGCCTTCCAAGCTGATGATGCGGGTTCGATTCCCGCTGACCGCTCCAAATGAGAGACCCTGCCACACGGCGGGGTTTTTTGCTTTCTCTGTCCGGTTGGATTAGCATCAGCAAAGTTGAAATAGGAGATGCTATGAAGAAAGTAATGATTGCCGCCTCAGTTTTATTGGCTGCTGGTTGTACAAGTCCTCAAAAGCAAGAACAGCCGATCGGTATGGCAAACCCAGCCTCTGTCCACTGCATTAAGCAAGGTGGGAAACTAGATATCGTTAAAGAATCCGGTGGTGAGGTGGGGTACTGCACTTTACCATCAGGTGAGCGAATCGAAGAATGGTCCCTGTTTCGTCGCGATGGGTCTAAATAACGGAGCATAAATCTTTTTGATCTGCGATGAAGGTTTGACTGGAGTGATCAAAAAGTTTTTTTAAAGAATGCTGGTTTTACTAATGAGTTGCTAAAACTGCCCTAATATCAGACTCAACACAGCGTTTGCCGATGTGACGTTGACTTCGGCATAAGATATCCGCTCCCTCTTTGGGATAGGGCGGAACTTTCCCTGATAATTCACCACCATTAAATTGCACAGATATAATATCTAATTTATTGTATTGCCGTTGTGGTGTATCCCCCTATGCGGCGGGGCAAAACAGCAACTTTGTCAGGAGACTTTGTCCTTGATGAGCGTAGCAAATGCGAGTCATGGTGGCTGACCAAAGACTCACCGGGAGGCACCCGGCACCACAATAACTTCATGCATAATCAAAGGCTCGCTTCGGCGGGCCTTTTCTATTTTCAGGCTCCGGGAAACCTCATCTTCGTGTTGTTGTTAAATCAGCCCGAGAGCCTGGAGTCCACATATTGGGAAACCCGGTTGAAGGCTAAGCTGATTGCTGAGGACGTTCTTTTCCGTAAGGGCAAACTTTTAAAGCACATCTGAAGGGGGAAAGGCACAGAGCCGAATCATCGAGAAGCCCTTCCCGACACGTAATTTTATCCTTCAGCTCCTTCCAGGCTGATTGTTTAAATGTCGTCACGTTATATATTTTCATCGGTGTGTATTCGCCATCAATCTTAACTGAATTTTCGAACGGCTCGATTACTGAACCTGGTGGGATAATTACTGAACCTTCGTACCAGATAATGAGCTTGAGCATTTTCAGGCTGACGATTCCTGAGAATGCGATCCCGGTATTCGGGCATGAAATTGTATCAATTACTGTCCACTTCATCATTATCCCCTTTAAGTGGTGCGCTGGTAGGTATCGCTGGAAATAGAAAGGTAACATCTTGTTTCAGAAGGTAGGCGATAATTTATGATGTTGCAATAAATCATAAGCCATTGAAAATGATCGTGTTTTTTTATTTTTGAGTTTTTTCTTTTTATTTCATTAGGTAAGAGCGATAAGCAGTTCATTCATGAACGTATAACATCACCTTATCACGTTAAAAATAGATCATTTTTTGATCAGTTATTTTTTCGAGATGGCAACCAATATTCTTGGGTGTTGAAAAAAAATTGATGTGATTTTGTTAATCATCTGGGAGTTATAAGTGGGTTAGCTCACTGTGAATTAAGATTGCTGGCCAATAAGCACTGCGTCAAAGATCATTTCTGAGTCTTTGACAGAGTGTTTCTTTAATTTTCCTTTTTACGACGGCACCCGCGATCAGCGAGGTGAGAGCATGTATCGAATGGACAAACTGACAACAGGCATTGCCTACGGTGCATCAGCCGGTAATGCCGGATTCTGGGTGCTTCAGTTGCTGGACAGAGTAAGCCCGTCGCAATGGGCAGCGATTGGCGTGCTCGGCAGTCTGATGTTTGGCTTGATGACGTACCTGACAAATCTGTATTTCAAAATCAAAGATGACAGGCGTAAAGCTGCTCGGGAGAACTGATGGGTAATAAGGCAAAGTTTAGCGCTGCCATGTTGGCCCTTCTCGCCGCTGGAGCCACTGCACCTGAATTGTTCGATCAGTTTGTTAGTGAGAAAGAAGGCAATGCGCTGGTGGCAGTGGTCGATCCCGGCGGTGTCTGGTCGCTATGCCACGGTGTCACCGTAATCGACGGTAGGCGAATTGTGAAAGGTCAAACCGCCACTGAAGCGCAATGCAAGAAAGTTAACGCTATCGAGCGTGACAAGGCGCTGGCGTGGGTTGACCGAAATATCAAGGTGCGGCTGACTGAACCGCAGAAGGTCGGCATCGCGTCGTTCTGCCCTTATAACATCGGGCCCGGAAAATGCTACCCGTCAACGTTCTACAAGCGCATGAACGCTGGCGACACGAAAGGAGCCTGTGAAGCTATCCGCTGGTGGATTAAAGACGGAGGCCGCGATTGCCGTATTCGTTCGAATAATTGCTTCGGACAAATAGAACGACGTGATCAGGAAAGTGCGCTGACGTGCTGGGGGATAGATCAGTGAACAAAGGCCTTATTGTGGTCGTGGGGGCAGCAGTAATTATCATCTCGGTGTTCTGCATACTGCTGACTCGCAGCAATGCAGCACTGGCCAAATCAGAGAGTGACAACCGGGTACTGCGCAGCGACAACGCATTACAGGCCACGGTGATAACTACCCAGGCTTTCAACTTCAACCGGTTTAATCAGGTAGCTGAGAACGCCAGCCGCATGAATTCGCTGATAGATGCCAGCACCGAAAAGACAGTCATCGAATACCGGGAGATTCTCCGACGTGAAAAGACCTGTGATCTGCCTGTTCCTGCTGATGTCGCTGGCGGGCTGCTCAACTACGCGAACCGTTTACGTGCCAGTGCAATGCACACCGATACCGGGAACGCTGACACAGCCGGTGATAGCACCGTTACCTCCGGAACGCTGACATACTGCCAGACTGTTTTGTGGATTAACCCGCTGCTTGTGGCTTTAGAAAAGGCGAATAATCAGCTGGCAGGAATTCGGGAAATTGAAATAATCCGAGCTTCTCAACTAAAGCCCGGGAATATACAGGCCTTAGTTTACAAGTAAATCAATCGGTTACTTTATTGGTTTACTTTCAGAGGGAAGGTAAATGTTGCCACAGTAGGGGCAGATTAGCGTTATGTTGTTTTTTATTCTCGACAGACTGTGTGTTGACTGGCGGGAGCAGTGAGGACAAGTACTTTTCATAGGCCGTAAAGTACGCATCTTAATATCTTTGAGTATCGACATGATGGTTGTCCTAGTGATTGGTTAATAACCATACACCACATGGCCGTCAATAGCTTCTTTTATAACCTCAGTAATTTCATGGTGAAGCAGATGCGAGATGGTACGCCGACAAGAGCGTTAATTAGCATGTGTTCGCTGGCCCCCCATGTTAAGGTCGGGCTCCGCTTTACCACGGGAGTTGGTATGAACAAAGTAATTGTCTTTTTTAATCTGGAGCCAGCTGAGGTCATGACTGTTATGCAGGGTATAACCTTAATTAAGAAAACGTATCCCAATGATGAGGAAACATCGCTTCAAATTATGACTGCTGGATTCCTCTCCCTTACTGGTGACTCAGTGTTAGTACACGTAGCATCTGACCGAACTTTATCAATCGAGGAAATTAGGGAAGCCGCCAGTAAATTGCTGTGAGTAATTATTAAGACCGTCTTTCCAGCCGCCTCCGGGCGGTTTTTTGTTGCCATCACAAGCGGCATTATCACAGACATTCACTGAGTGCCTGCGATAATGCCCACCTTCCAGTAACTAATATGACTAAAACCTTCATCTGTATCGCCAGTGGGCCATCGCTGACGAGGGACGATTGTGCGCTGATAACCTCATCTGGCTTACCGGCGATTGTCGTAAATAATTCCTGGCAGATGCTACCCGATGCCACTGTGATTTTTGCTTCGGATTGTTGCTGGTGGGAAGAGCATTACAGCACCATCACATCATCGGCTGAACGGTGGTGCGGTGATGAATTTACCGCTCGCCGCTTTGGCATCAGCTGCTTTTCCTCGGTGCTGCCTGGCTCCTACAACTCCGGGCAGCGCGCTATTGAACTCGCAATTCATTTAGGTGCCAGCAGGATCCTGTTGCTGGGCTATGACTGCTCATTACGTCACGGCACCCATTGGCACGGTAACCACCAGCCGCTGGCCAACCCGGATAAATTCAGCGTGGCGCGCTGGCATGACGAATTCAGTCGCCTTAATGCTATTGCTGGTGGTGTCGAGATTATCAACTGTTCCCGCTATACGCGGTTGACCTGTTTTCCCCGACAGCATTTAGAGGCTGCGCTTTCTCAGTAGGATATCTATGGCATTAAGACGAAAAGTCAGCATCCGCGGGATGTACGGGCTTGGCGACTCCATTTACCAGCGCGCATTTGTGCGCCAGTATCCCGGGGCTTTCCTGCGTACCCCATGGCCGGAGCTTTATTCAGATCTGGATGTGCGGTTTGTTCGCTCCAACACCAGCCTGCGCACTCAGCGTAAAAACGAAGAGAGAACGGGCGTTACTTACGTTCGGGAGCCGGCGAGGCCTTCGGAAGTTCTAACCATCTTTTACGGACCGGAAGAGCTAAAAAAAGGCTCCATTGTCGACGCCATGACGTGGCAGTTTGGCAAGGCGGCCAGCGTATTCGATCTGCCGTCATACGGTGAATCGCCAGTGACGGCGGATAAGCCGATCGCTGTGATTCGTCCTGCCACAGTCCGTAAAGAGTGGGCGAACCCTGCACGCAATCCTGATCCAAAATATCTGGCCGCCGCCGCGCGAGAACTCCGCAAGCACTTCTACGTAGTCAGTTTGGCAGATCTGGAAGAGGACGAAGAATGGCTGGTAGGCGAGCAACCGGAAGCCGATTTGCAACTGCATCAGGGCGAGCTGTCAGTAACTGAAATGCTGGCGCTGGTTGAGCATGCGGCGGTGGTTCTTTCCGGCGTGGGCTGGGCGTTACCGGCTGCAATCTGCTATCAAACCCCCGTTTTTATCGTACAGGGTGGCTGCGGCGCTCATAACGCACCTCATATCGTTACCGATCATGATATGGACCTTTCCCGGGTAGGTTGGGCTCAGCCTGATGACTACTGCATGTGCGCCAGCATGGATCACGATTGCAGCAAGCACATTTCCGGATTCAACGACAAATTCAAAGGCTGGTTACATGAAGTTGTTCTCTGATGAGATAGGGGGCGGCAATGCCACGCAAATTTGATGTCACCGCCGATATTCTTTCCGGGCTGCAGCAGTGTTTATCACTCAATGCGGCGACAGGAGAATTAACCTGGCTTGTTAAGCCTGGCGGTAAACGTCGTAAAGGCGATCGCGCGGGAAGTCAGGCAGCAAACGGTTATCGGATCGTCACTTTTCAGGGGCGGCATTACTACGAACATCGGCTGATATGGTTCTGGCTATACGGCGATATTCCTGCTGATAAGGTTATCGACCATATCAATGGCAACCCGGCAGACAACCGACCATCAAATTTACGCCTCGTTTCGCAGCGTTCGAATACTCAAAACGTGGTACGCAAGAGCACCAGAAAAACGGCTACCGGCGAAGTTCTTCCGCAGGGTGTCCACTGGATAGCAGAAAGCGGCAGGTATTACGCCTGTATCAAGGTTGATTACCGTAAACAACATCTCGGAACTTTCGATTCATCGGAAGAAGCCCATCGCGCCTATCTGCGTGCAAAAAGCGCGGCACATCCAGCGTCAACAATCGAAAGGCTATTATGAAAACCTTTAACGAATTACAGGCCGCTTCACTGGTTTGGCTTCCTGAATATGGGATGGGGCGCTATCCGGTGCCGGAGAGCAGGCCATACGACGAAAGCTATTTCAGTAAGTACCAGCAGCTGGCAGACACGCCGCTGGGCCGCGACTTAACGATGGTTCGAATTCAGCTGGTGGCACGCCACTATAACGGGCCGCTGCTCGATGTGGGCATAGGTGCCGGGCAGTTTGTGGAGGCCAGGCCAAACACCCGCGGCTTTGATGTAAACCCGGCTGGCATTGAATGGCTGAACCAGCGCGGCCTTTGGGCTGACTTGTACGGCGACCGCTACCCGGCGTTGAGCTTTTGGGATAGCCTTGAACATATCGACCGGCCCGAGATTGCAGTATCAAAGGCAGAGCGCTGGGTGTTCCTTTCCGTACCAATCTTCGAAGATGGTGATCACGTTCTCCGTAGCAAGCACTTCCGCCCGGACGAACATATTTTCTACTGGACGCACGACGGTTTGCTGAAGTGGTTTGAGGCTCAGGGCTTTGTCTGCGTCGAGCACAACACGATCGAGAGCGCGCTGGGCCGTGACGGCATAAGCAGCTACGCATTCCGAAGGAAATAGCATGCCGCCGAGAACACCAAAAGCCTGTAGAAAACGAGGATGCAGGAATACCACCATCGACCGAAGCGGCTACTGTGATGAGCACAAAGGGGATGGCTGGCAGCAGTACAAACCCGGTCAGACCCGACACCAGCGCGGTTATGGTACGGTCTGGGATCGGCGTCGTATGCGTATCCTTGAGCGTGATGGTGGGCTGTGCTGTGAGCACCGCATGCAGGGGGTGGCAGTTGTGGCAAAGCATGTTGACCACATCATTCCTAAATCTCAGGGTGGCACGGACGACGATGGCAACCTGCAGAGTCTATGTACTGCCTGCCACCGGACTAAGACAGCCCGCGAAGGTCGGGGCAGGGGGGCGGGGTAAAATCTCTCCCGCCTTTGCCTTCCCGGACTGCCCGCCTCGTCATATTTTTACGCGCCCAAAATAAGAAACTTTTTTCCGGAAGGTTTCACCTATTGAATCGGAGGTTTTAATGGGTAGTGTTGTGCGATCTTCCGGCGGTGGTCGAAAAAGAAATTTACCTACAGGGCAAAACAGCAAACTGACCAGAATTGCGCCGCCTCCAGAATTAATGGGGGATGTGGCGATCCGGCTATGGAAAACCCAGAGCAAAATTTTAATTGAGCGGGGTGTGTTCGAGGTCGAGGATGCGCCGATCCTTCTCGCGTACTGCAATGCATTTCACCTGATGATTGAAGCCGAAAAAGTTATCGCAAAAGATGGGCTGACCGTCTCCAGTGAGATGGGCGGGGAGAAGAAACACCCCGCTATTAACGTCAGAAATGACTCTGTTTCTCAGGTTGCTCGTCTGGGTTCACTTCTCGGACTTGACCCACTGAGTCGGCTACGCATGACCAGCGGAAAGAATGATCCGGACGATGCAGGGAATGAATTCGATGAGTTTGATTGATGGCTACATATCCGAACGTCAATGCGGCGAACCAGTATGCGCGGGACGTCGTGAACGGGAAGATTCTGGCATGTCGGTTAACCATTCTTTCCTGTCAGCGTCACCTGGATGATCTCGAACGCGCGAAGGATCCAAACTGGCCCTATCGTTTCGATAAGAATAAGGCTGAACGTTTTTTAAGATTTTCTCAGAAGATGCCCCACACCTCAGGGGAGTGGGCACGGCGTAAGCTCAGAATAGAGTTTGAGCCCTGGCAGAAATTTTCCCTGGGTGTTCCTTTTGGCTGGGTACGCAAAGACACTGGGTTTCGCCGTTTTACTGAGATCTATATCGAGGTGCCGCGTAAAAATGGTAAATCCGCGATAGCGGCAGCCATCGGCAATTATATGTTTTGCGCTGATGGCGAGTATGCCGCTGAGGTCTACTGTGGCGCCACGACTGAGAAGCAGGCGTGGAAGGTGTTTGCGCCAGCGCTGGCGATGGTGAAAAAGCTCCCCTCGCTGCGCCAGAAATTCAGTATCAAGCCCTGGGCCAAACGAATGACCCGCCCCGATGGTTCCGTGTTTGCGCCAATCATCGGTGATCCGGGGGATGGTGACTCACCGTCCTGTGCAATTATCGATGAGTATCATGAGCATGACACCGACGCGCTCTATACCACTATGACAACGGGTATGGGGGCGCGTGAACAGCCTGTAACGCTCATCATTACCACCGCAGGGTATGACATTTCCTCCCCCTGCTATGAAAAGCGTGCTCAGGTGGTTGAAATACTGGAGCGCATCAGGGAAGGAGGCGAAAACGAGTCCATATTTGGCATCATCTATACCCTCGATGATGACGACGACTGGACAAAGCCGGAAGCGCTGATAAAGGCAAACCCAAACTACGGTGTGTCGATAAAGGAAAGCTTCCTCAGGGCTAAACAACTGCTGGCCATGTCCACACCCAGCCAGACCAACAAGATCCTCACCAAACACTTTAATAAGTGGGTGAGTTCGAAAGCCGCCTTCTACAACCTGCAGAAATGGATGGCAGCAGCAGATAAAACGCTAAAGCTGTCAGATTTTGCAGGAGAGGAATGCTATCTGGGGATCGACCTGGCATCCAAACTGGACCTTAACGCCGTTGCGCCGATATTCAGGCGAGAAATTAACGGACTTAGCCATTTTTACTGTGTCAGCCCGATGTTCTGGGTGCCCGAGGATACGGTGTATTCCACGGATCCAGCGCTTAAAACGACAGCAGAGCGTTATCAGTCATTTGTTAATCAAGGGGTGCTGGTGCCCACCGATGGGGCTGAGGTGGATTACCGCATCATTTTTGAGTCCATCCTTCAGTTGCGTGAATCGGTGAAGATAGCGTCATGTCCGATTGACCCCTACGGGGCGACCAGCATTTCCCACATGCTGCTGGATGAAGGGCTGGAACCCATAACTATTACCCAGAACTACACCAATATGAGCGATCCGATGCGTGAAATCGAAGCGGCAATCGCTGCAGGGCGTTTTCATCATGATGGTAATCCTCTTATGAACTGGTGTGTTTCTAACGTGGTCGGGAAGTATCTTCCGGGCAGTGATGATGTCGTTCGTCCGGTGAAAGAGGGCAGTGGCAACAAGATAGATGGTGCGGTCAGCATGATGATGGGCGTGGGTCGCGCAATGCTGAACGAGCCAAAAGATTTTCTTTCCAATCTCGATCCAGACGAGGACGTTTTATTCCTGTGAAATCACTAATTATCGATGTCGCCGGGCTGTCTGGCTTTGGCGCGCTGGTGGGCGGTATTTATCTAAAATACGGCGCCGCGACTGCGCTTATGGCTGGCGGGGCCGGGCTTCTGTTATGGGCGCTTCTCGCAGCAAGGGGATCAAAATGCTGATTAATGCCATGTTCAGAAGTAACTCGCTGGAGAATCCTGCTGTTCCGTTGACTGCTGAAGCGGCCGAAAACGACGGGATTTTTAACGGTGACGTGATCGTTAACCCCAAAACGGCGATGAAGCTGGCGGCGGTGTATGCCTGTATTTACGTCATATCCTCAAACGTTGCCCAGATGCCACTACATGTTATGCGGCGCACCGGGAAGTTTGTGGAGCCGGCGCGGGATCACCCCGTTTTTTATCTGGTTCATGATGAGCCGAACGACTGGCAAACCAGCTATAAATGGCGCGAGTTGAAGCAGCGCCACATTCTCGGCTGGGGGAATGGTTATACCCATGTAAAGCGCAATCGTCGGGGGGAAGTTACCCAGCTTGAAGCCTGTATGCCATGGGAAACGACCCTGCTGAATACCGGCGGTCGCTACACCTATGGCATGTACAACGAAGAGGGCTCATTTGCTATCAGCCCTGACGACATGATCCACATCCGGGCGCTGGGGAATAACCAGAAGATGGGGTTAAGTCCAATTCTCCAGCACGCTGAAACGATTGGTATGGGGATGAGCGGGCAGAAATATACCGAGAGCTTTTTTAGCGGTAATGCCCGTCCGGCGGGGATTGTGTCGGTAAAAGGGGAACTTAACGACAACTCCTGGGATCGTCTCAAAAAGATGTGGCAGAAAGCCTCAGCCATGCTGCGCAGTCAGGAAAACAGAACCATGCTGCTGCCGGCAGAGCTTGATTATAAAGCGCTGACCGTTTCCCCCGTTGATGCACAGCTCATCGACATGATGAAGCTTAACCGCTCAATGATTGCCGGAATTTTTAACGTACCGGCGCACATGATCAACGACCTGGAAAAAGCGACATTCTCCAATATTTCCGAGCAGGCCATTCAGTTTGTTCGTTACACGATGATGCCCTGGGTAACGAACTGGGAGCAGGAGATAAACCGCCGCCTGTTCACCCGCGCCGAGCGGGAGGCCGGGTATTACGTTCGCTTTAACCTGACAGGCCTGTTACGTGGTACACCGAAAGAGCGCGCTCAGTTCTATCATTTTGCCATCACCGATGGCTGGATGAGCCGCAATGAGGCCCGCGCCTTTGAGGATATGAACCCCAAAGACGGGCTCGACGAGATGCTGGTTAGCGTCAACGCAGCCGATACGGCAAAAAATTTGAAAGACGACGATAAAACGGAGGGCAATTCCGATGAGTGACGATCGGGAAACACGCTGCTACAGCGGTGAGGTCAGGGCCGAGCAGCACGATCAGCAGCCGACGCGCATTATCGGTTATGGCTCGGTGTTCAATTCGCGCTCTGAACCGCTATGGGGGTTCCGCGAGATTATTAAGCCAGGCGCGTTTGATGATGTGCTGGGTGACGATGTGCGCGGTCTGTTCAACCATGATCCAAACTTTATTCTGGGGCGCAGCGCGTCGGGCACGCTGACGGTTTCGACCGATGAGCGTGGTTTACGTTATGACATTGAAGCACCCGATACCCAGACTATCCGCGATCTGGTGCTGGCACCAATGCTGCGCGGCGACATTAATCAGTCAAGTTTTGCCTTCCGGGTCGCCCGGGACGGCGAGCGCTGGTATGAGGATGAAGAGGGCGTGGTTATTCGGGAGATTTCGCGCTTCTCGCGTCTCTTTGATGTCAGCCCCGTAACGTATCCGGCGTACCAGGAGGCTGATTCCGGGGTTCGCTCCCTGAAAGTCTGGCAGGAAGCACGCAACAGCGGCGCGCTGAAGCTTGCCATTAACCAACGAATGGCGCGCGAGCGCGTCCTGACACTTCTTAATGCATAAGGAAACATCCATGAAGCTTCATGAAATGAAACAAAAGCGCAATACCATCGCTACAGACATGCGTGCGCTGAATGAAAAAATCGGGGATAACGCCTGGACTGATGAGCAGCGCACTGAGTGGAATAAGGCTAAATCCGAGCTGGAAGGGCTGGATGAGCGCATTACCCGCGAAGAAGAGTTGCGGGATATGGATCAGAAATACATCGATGATAAAAGTGATGAACAGCGTGACAATCTGGATAAGGATAACGGTAAAAAACCGGATGAACAGCGCGGACAGATTTTTGATAAATGGATGCGCCACGGCGCCAGTGAACTGACCGCTGAAGAGCGTAAAGCCCTGCGCGAACTGCGTGCTCAGGGTGTCGCGCCGGATGAAAAGGGCGGCTACACCGTGCCGGACACCTTCCTCGCGAAAGTCGTCGAGCAGATGAAGGCTTACGGTGGTATCGCCAGCGTAGCGCAAATTCTGACAACCTCTGATGGCCGCACCATGGAGTGGGCTACCGCCGATGGTACCGCTGAGGTCGGTGTGCTGCTGGGCGAGAACGAAGAGGCAGGAGAAGAAGATACCGAATTTGGCATGGACAGCCTGGGTGCGCTGAAAATGACCTCTAAAATCATCCGCGTATCTAACGAACTGCTGCAGGACAGCGCGATCGACATGGAAGCCTATCTTGCCCGCCGCATCGCTGAGCGTATTGGGCGCGGTGAAGCCCGCTATCTGATTCAGGGGACCGGTACAGGTACGCCGAAACAGCCGAAGGGGCTTGTGGCCTCAGTTACGGGAACCACCCCTACGGCATCCGCCACGGCTGTGAAATGGCAGGAAATTCTGTCGCTAAAACACAGTATCGACCCGGCTTATCGCCGCGGGCCGAAGTTCCGCCTGGCGTTCAATGACAGCACCCTGAAACTTATCAGCGAAATGGAAGATGGTCAGGGCCGCCCGCTGTGGTTGCCGGATATTGTTGGCGTGGCTCCAGCTTCGGTGCTGAACGTGCCATATGTTATCGATCAGGAGATTGATGATATCGGGGCGGGTAAAAAGTTCATGTTCTGCGGTGACTTTGACCGCTTCATTATCCGTCGCGTGCGTTACATGATCCTGAAGCGTCTGGTGGAGCGTTACGCTGAATTCGATCAGACCGGCTTCCTGGCGTTCCATCGCTTCGACTGCATTCTGGAAGACACTTCCGCCATTAAAGCGCTGGTGGGCAAAGGCAGCACCAGCAGCTGATAACTTTTGTAACTTCTGACAGAACACACCACGCCGCTTAACGCGGTTTTTTTTGTGCCCGCTTCCGGCGGGCACAGGAGGATTTATGCTGCTCAAAATGGAGGAAATCAAAGCCCAGCTCCGGCTGGACGAAGATTTCAACGATGAAGACAGTCTACTGGAACTGATGGGGCAGGCGGCGCAGAGCCGTACGGAAAATTTCCTCAACCGCAGGCTTTATGCAACGGCAGCCGATTTGCCAGAAGACGACCCCGATGGCCTGGTTATGTCGGATGAAATCAAGCTGGCGCTACTGTTGCTGGTCACCCACTTCTACGAGAACCGCTCAACGGTCACCGAGGTTGAAAAGCTTGAGTTGCCGATGAGCTTTAACTGGCTGGTTGGGCCTTACAGGTATATTCCGCTATGAAACTGCGACAGGCGCAGACCAGCGCCACTTACCTTTTGCCTGACCCTGGCGAGCTGGATAAACGGATAGCGATTCGCCTGCGGGTGGATGAGCCGAATGATGATTTTGGCGTATCTCCTACGTACCCGGATGAGATCCGAACCTGGGCGAAGTTATCCCAGCCCGGCGCAGTGGCTTATCAGGGGTCTGTGCAGACAGAAAACACGGTTACGCATTATTTCACAATCCGCTGGCGAAGAAAGATTACTGCCGATCACGAGGTTTTCTGTGACGGGCAAATATACCGTATTCGTCGCGTACGTGACCTGAATAGTGAGCGACGGTATCTGTTGCTGGAATGTGAGGAGCTAGGTTCGGACCGAGGGGTCAGCTATGCAGAAAAAAGCATTTTTACACGTTGATTTTGAAAAGCCGAAAGAGCTGGTTTTCAATCGTGCCCGCATGCGCCGGGCATTTGTCACCATTGGTCAGGTGCATATGCGAGATGCCCGCCGGCTGGTCATGCGTCGGGGACGTTCTGCACCGGGCGAAAACCCGGCATATCGTACAGGGAAACTGGCCCGCTCAATAGGTTATTACGTTCCTCGCGCATCCAAACGACGCCCGGGTCTGATGGTGAAGATTGCTCCCAACCAGAAGAACGGCGAGGGGAATCGCCATATTTCCGGCGCCTTTTATCCGGCATTTCTGTTTTACGGTGTGCGCCGCGGCGCTAAACGTAAAAAAGGCCATCATCGCGGTGCGTCCGGCGGAAGTGGGTGGAAAATTGCTCCACGTAATAACTATATGGCAGAAGTGCTGGAACGTCGCCGCAGCTGGACTCGATATGTGTTGTCGCGTGAGTTGCGCAAGTCCCTGCGCCCTCAGAGAAGGAAAAAGAAATGAGACTGACGCCGATTGTAGCCGCATTGCGTGCCCGCTGCCCGCGTTTTGAAAATCGGGTGGGTGGTGCCGCGCAGTTTAAGGCGATACCGGATGCCGGAAAACTGAAACTTCCCGCCGCCTATGTGGTACCGGCGGAGGATGTAACCGGGGAGCAACGCTCCCAGACGGACTACTGGCAAGACCTGACAGAGGGTTTTTCCGTCATCGTTGTCCTCAGTAATGAGCGTGACGAAAAAGGCCAGTGGGCATCCTATGATGCAGTACATGATGTGCGTCACGAAATCTGGAAAGCGCTTCTCGGATGGTGCCCGGATCCTGACGCCCATGAAATTCAGTACGCTGGTGGCATGTTGCTGGAGTTGAATCGCTATGAACTTTATTACCAGCTCGACTTCACAGTGAAATATGAGATCGACGAGGCGGACTCGCGCCAGCAGGATGATCTTGACGCGCTGGAAGAGCTGAAAACACTCAGTATCGATGTGGACTATATCGATCCTGGCAGCGGGCCAGACGGTAATATTGAACACCACACTGAAATTACCTTTCCGTAATCCTCCACCTGGAAAAAATAATGCTTGTGAAACCAAAAAAGGGGCGATCTGTTCCGGATCCGAACCGCGGAGACCTTTTGCCTGAAAAAGGGCGAAATGTGGAAGTAAATGCCTACTGGTATCGCCGCGAAGCTGCTGGTGATATTGAGAAAATCTCGCGTAAAGGGGATAAAAATGACCGTAAGCTTTAACACCATCCCGGCTGATAACCGGGTACCGCTATTTTATGCTGAGATGGATAACAGCGCGGCAAACACCGCACAGGACAGTGCCCCCTCTCTGCTAATCGGGATGGCGTTGCCTGAATCGGATATGCCGCTGAATCAGCTGATGATCATGCCATCGAAGGATTTGGCTAAAAAAATGGCGGGCCGTGGCAGCCAGCTGGCGCGTATGGTCGAAGCATACCGACAGGTTGATCCGTTTGGTGAACTCTGGGTTATTGCCGTGCCTGACAATGGTAAGGTGGCGTCAGGCACCATCACCATTACAGGTACTGCGACGGATGCAGGAACCGTAAATCTCTACGTTGGCACCCGTAAGGTGCAGGTGACAGTGGCAACAGGGGACACTGGTGATCAGGTGGCGCAGGCCATGCTGAGCATTATCAATAATAATCCCGATTTGCCTGTTACCGCGGAATATCAGACGACTTCTGCCGGGGAAGTGCAGGGTACAGTTATTCTCTCTGCTGTGAACAGCGGCCCGGTAGGCAATAATATTCCGTTAACCCTGAATTACTACGGTACCGCCAGCGGTGAAGAGATCCCCGCGGGATTAAGTATTCAGACGGGTAAAATGAGCGGTGGTGCTGGTGATCCAGATTTGTCTCAGGCGATTGCTGCTATGGGGGACGAGCCATTTGATTATATCGGGCTGCCATTCAGCGATGCGAACTCCCTGCAACTGATGTCGGTTGAAATGAACGACAGCGCCGGGCGATGGAGTTACATTCGCCAGCTTTATGGTCATGTTTACACGGCCAAAACTGGCTCGCTGTCTGAACTGGTGGCATTTGGTGATTCGCTTAACAACCAGCACATCACCATCGCGGGCTATGAGGAAGAGGTGCAAACCTGTGTCGATGAGCTGGTGGCGTATCGACTGGCGCGTGATGCTGTATTCCTGCGAATCGATCCCGCTCGTCCGACGCAGACTGGTGAACTCACTGGTGCATTGCCTGCGCCGACTGGCAAGCGCTTTACCATCACTGAGCAACAGTCACTGCTGACACATGGCATTGCGACCGCTTACACAGAATCTGGCGTGCTGCGTATTCAGCGTGACATCACCACCTACAAGACAAATACGTATGGCGTGGCAGACAACAGCTACCTCGACAGCGAAACATTACATACCAGCGCTTATGTGCTGCGCCGCCTGAAATCAATTATTACCAGCAAATATGGTCGCCATAAACTCGCCAATGATGGAACGCGTTTTGGCCCCGGTCAGGCGATTGTCACGCCAGCGGTTATTCGTGGCGAGCTGGGTTCAACCTATCGTCAGCTTGAACGTGAGGGAATTGTCGAGAACTTTGACCTGTTCCAGAAATATCTCATCGTTGAGCGCAATGCCAACGATCCGAACCGTCTGGATGTACTGTTCCCGCCGGATTATGTCAACCAGCTGCGTGTGTTTGCTGTGCTTAATCAGTTCCGTCTGCAGTACAACGAGGAGAGCGCATAATGGGAAAGATTGCAGGAACAACTTATTTCAAAGTCGACGGTCAGCAGTTGTCTATCACCGGCGGCATCGAAGTCCCTATGAATACAAAAGTTCGTGACGATGTAATCGGCCTTGATGGTTCCGTTGACTATAAAGAAACGAGCCGAGCCCCCTATACAAAGGTCACAGCTAAAGTACCGAAGAACTTTCCCGTCGACAAAATCACCTCGTCTGATGTCATGACCATCACATCTGAACTGGCCAACGGTCAGGTGTACGTGCTGTCCAATGCCTGGCTGCATGGTGAAGCTAACCATAACCCCGAAGAGGGCACTGTGGATCTGGAGTTCCACGGTGAAGAAGGATTTTACCAATGATTAAAGAGCTTGCCCTGAAAAAGCCGATTATGGCGCATAACGAAAAACTGCACGTGCTGGAGCTGCGTGAACCGACCTACGATGAAATTGAATCGATCGGCTTTCCGTTCACCGTATCAGGTGATGGCGGCGTCAAACTTGATAGTGCTGTTGCATTGAAATATATCCCGATTCTGGCTGGGATCCCGCGTTCGTCTGCTGCGCAGCTGGCAAAGCTGGATATCTTTAAAGCCAGTATGCTGGTCCTTAATTTTTTTACCCAATCGGAGACGGAAACAGCCTCAGAAAGCGAGTCTACAATACCGCTCACTTCTGGCGACTAAATCCCCTTGAGCTTCGGCGGGCGGCCATATCTGAATTTCTGGAACTGGAATCGGAGGCCGTCCGTATTAATGAGGAAATAAAGCATGGCTGACAGTTTCCAGTTAAAGGCCATCATTACCGCCGTCGATCAGCTGTCCGGCCCGCTGAAAGGGATGCAGCGGGAGTTGAAGGCGTTCCAGAAGGAAATGGCTGGTCTGGCGCTGGGATCTGCGGCGGCCGGTACCGCGATTCTCGGTGCGCTGGCGATGCCAGTAAATTCTGCGATTGGTTTTGAATCAAAAATGGCCGACATCCGCAAGGTGGTTGACGGCCTGGACGATAAAAAAGCCTTTGCGCAGATGAGCGACGACATTCTGACGCTTTCCACCCAGTTGCCGATGGCGGCGGAAGGGATTGCAGAAATTGTCGCTGCTGGTGGTCAGGCCGGGATCGCCCAAAACGACCTGATGCAGTTCGCAAATGATGCGGTGAAGATGGGGGTGGCATTTGATACCACTGCCGAAGAATCGGGCCAGATGATGGCGCAGTGGCGCACGGCGTTTAAGCTGACGCAGGATGATGTCGTTGTTCTCGCCGATAAAATTAACTATCTGGGGAATACCGGCCCGGCGAACGCGAAGAAAATCTCGGACATTGTGACCCGGATCGGCCCCCTGGGTGGTGTTGCCGGGGTAGCCTCCGGGGAGATTGCGGCAATGGGGGCCACCATCGCCGGGATGGGGGTGGAGTCAGAGATAGCCTCAACCGGTATCAAAAACTTTATGCTATCGCTGACAGCCGGAAATTCTGCCACGAAGGCACAGAAGCAGGCGATGGCTTTCCTGAAGCTGAATCCGAAGAAACTCGCTGAGGATATGCAGAAGGATTCTCGCGGTGCCATGCTGAAGGTGCTGGACTCGTTGGCGAAGGTGCCAAAATCTAAGCAGGCCGCCGTCATGAACGCGCTGTTCGGCAAGGAATCGCTCAGCGCGATAGCTCCCTTGCTGACCAATCTGGATCTGCTGCGCATCAACTTTAAACGTGTAGGAGATGCTCAGGAGTATGGCGGCTCAATGCAGAAGGAATATGCCTCACGCGCCGCCACGACGGAAAACCAGCTGACCCTACTGAAAAACAGCGTTAATGCGATTTCTGTGACGCTGGGCGATACCTTCCTGCCAGCCATCAACGAGGCTGCTAAAGCGGTTATGCCTTATCTGGAGCATGTCCGGGAATTTGTTCGGGCTAATCCGGATCTGGTGCAGTCTGTTGCTAAGTTTGGTGCTGCATTGCTGGCTGTTGGTGTATCGATCGGCGTTTTGTCCCGGTCGATTAAAATCCTTAACAGCGTTATCAATTTGTCTCCGGCAAAGTTAGCCATAGCAGCTCTGGCAGCGGGTGCAATGTTGATTATTGATAATTGGGATGAAGTTGGCCCCGTTATCAAGGAGGTATGGCAGGAGGTAGATAAAGTTGCGCAGATGATGGGGGGATGGGAAACGGTGCTTGGAGGTGTGGGCCTGTACATGACAGGGGCATTTACCGTGAAGACGATCGGTTCACTTAGAACAGCGTTGATGCTGGCAAAAGACCTTTCCGGCGTGCTGGGGAAAATTGCCGGCATGGGCGTTACGACGATACAGATAGCCGTTGCTATTTATATGTTCGAAAAGCTTAAAGAGATCGCTGAAGCTACGAAGCAGGCAGATCATACAGACTCTTTCTGGCAGTCCCTGAAAAACCGATGGGGTTCAGGTGGCTGGTATAACAACCAGAAAAATCGCGAAATGATAAAGCAGGATACCCGGGGTGATTTCAAGCCTTCGGTTCCGCTAAACAAGCCCTCCGTTCTCGATCGTGCGGTAGCACCCGGCACGCAACGAAGTGAGCTGAAAGTAAGCTTTGAAAATGCCCCTCAGGGCATGCGGGTGGCAGATATTCCCTCCTCTGGCAACCCACTGATGAACATCTCTCACGATGTGGGCTACTCGCCCTTTAAACTCCCTCGATAATCCGCTCCGGCGGTTCTTGCAAAAGGTGAAACCATGGCATTTTTTTCTGCGCCAGACTGGCGCGATCGCCTGCGCGATGCGTCATTTCGTGGTGTACCTTTCTCAGTAGAGGATGACGATGCATCCTTTGGTCGCCGGGTACAGTTGCATGAGTACCCCAACAGGGATAAGCCCTACACGGAGGATCTTGGCAGAGCAGCGCGCAGGCTGACCATCAACGCCTACGTCATTGGGGGCGATTACGCTGACCAGCGGGATCGCCTGATTGCCGCAGTGGAAACGAACGGTCCAGGCACGCTGGTTCATCCTCAGTACGGTGAAATGCAGGGCAGCATAAACGGTACAGTGAAGGTGTCACACAGCAGCGCAGAAGGGCGCATGGCGCGCATTTCCTTCGAGTTTGTCGAGAGCGGAGAGTTAACCTTCCCGGTTGCGGGCATGGCGACGGCGCAGCGCCTTGATGAGTCAGGCGGGCTGTTTGATGATGCCATTGACAGTATGTTCTCCGCATTTGGCCTATCTGGTATCCCGGACTTCATCCAGAATGACGTGATTGCCGATGCCACGGCGATGATCAATACAGTCTCGGATGCATTCAAAATGGTCGATTCCGGCGTGTCGGCGGCCATGCGGCTGCTGCAGGGCGATTTGTCGGTCATTCTGATGCCGCCCAGCACCGCTAATGATTTTGTCAGAGCGCTTCAGAAAGCCTGGCGGGCTGGGGATCGCCTGAGTGGTGATACCTCAGACTTGGTCACTATGATTAAAACCCTGTCCGGTATAACGCTGGATCCTGGTCTTTCTCCGCGGGGTACCTGGTCCACTGACTCTGGCTCTGTGGTCACCAAAAAAACGCAGAGTAATCTGGTCGCGGCGGCAATTCGGGCAACGGCTATCAGTGCGGCCACTGCTGCGGTGACGACGCTGGCGCAGCCACGTGTTTCATCAGCCCAAAATACCGCAACGACCAGCGATTCGGACATTATCACTGTTACGCACCCGGCGCTTGATGGTGCGCAAACAGTCAATAGCGCAAGTCCTCCTCCTAACTGGGACGACCTCACCAACATCAGGGCCGCGCTAAATGAAGCAATAGACCAGGAGCAATTACGGGTCAATGATGATTATCTGTTCCAGCAGATTTCCGCGATGCGTACAGACCTGAACCGTGATATTTCGGCACGGCTGGCGCAGGTAGAGCGTACAGCACAGAGAACGCCGGATGATGTTCTGCCCGCTCTGGTGCTGGCCGCTGGCTGGTATGACGACGCCGGGCGCGAATCTGACATTTTGACCCGTAATCCTGTCCGCCACCCCGGCTTTGTGCCGGTTGAACCGCTGAGGGTGCCGGTACGATGAACAATAACGTTTTTTTGCGCATCAACGGGCGCGAATGGGGCGGCTGGACGTCGGTTCGTATCAGTGCCGGCATCGATCGTATTGCCCGGGATTTCAACGTTGCGATTACCAGTCAGTGGCCCGGTAGCCCTGATGGCACCCTGCAGATTAAAAATGGCGATAAAGTAGAGGTGTTGATTGGCGAAGATCTGGTGATAACCGGATGGGTTGAAGCGCTGCCGCTGCGTTACGACGCCAGCAGTATTACCCGCGGTATCGTTGGCAGAAGCAAAACTGCCGATCTTATTGACTGCAGCGCGGCTCCAGCTCAGCAGAGTGGGAAAAATTTGTTTCGTATTACCAGCATGCTGGCACAGCCATTCGGGATTGATGTTATTGATGCGGGTGCCCCGGTAGCAGCTGTAATTGATGCTCAGCCTGAGCATGGTGAAACTGTAGTGGATTGTCTTAATCGCTTGCTGGGTCAGGTGCAGGCGCTGGCGTATGATGATGAGCTGGGGCGGCTGGTGCTGGGTACACCCGGAAGTGCCAAAGCCGTCACCGCGCTGGTGCTGGGGGATAATATCCTGTCCTGTGATACCGAACGTAGCGTGCGCGACCGCTTCTCCAGCTATCTTGTCACCGGGCAGCGTCCTGGCACTGACGATGATTTTGGCGAAGCTACGATTGCCGCTATTCGCCAGAGTACCACTGATTCTGGCGTAACCCGCTATCGACCTCATACTCTCCAGCAGTCCGGCACGGCCACTACCGATAGTTGCAAATCCCGCTGTGAATTCGAGGCGCGTCAGCGTGCAGCTAAAACGCAGGAGACAACCTACACCGTACAGGGCTGGCGGCAGGGTAACGGGGAGTTGTGGAAACCAAATCAGTCTGTGGTTGTTTATGACCCACTGAATGGTTTTGATAATGAAACGCTGGTGATCGCCGAGGTGACTTACAGCCAGGACAATAACGGGACGATCACTGAAATCAGGGTTGGGCCGTCTGATGCTTATCTGCCTGAGCCGACAAAACCAAAGGCGAAGAAAAAGAACAGTGGGGGAAGCGATTTCTGATGAATAACTCCCTGCAGAATATTGTAACCCGCGCGGTTATTACCGTACTTGATACCGCAAAAAAATGCCAGGTGGCAGGGCTGAAGCTCATTGCCGGTGACACCAAAGAAGGGGTTGAGCATCTTGAACCCTATGGTTTTACTTCCGCTGCGCAAAACGGCGCTGAGGCAGTAGTGCTGTTTCCCGGCGGTGACCGCTCCCACGGCATGGCGATTATTGTTGCTGACAGGCGGTACCGGCTTAAAGGTCTTGCCCGCGGCGAGGTTGCCATTTATGACGACCAGGGCCAGTCCGTTACCTTAACCCGCACCGGGATTGTTGTTGATGGTGGCGGGAAGACAATTGTGTTCAAAAATGCCCCTAACGCCCGCTTTGAAATGCCGATCGAATCTACTGGCGACATCAAAGATAACTGCGATGATAGCGGTAAAACGATGGCTCAAATGCGCGTGACGTATAACGGTCACACACATAAAGAAAACGGCGACGGTGGTGGAACGACCAACAAGCCAGACCAACCCATGAGCTAACATTATGATTCTCTATGTAAATGGAATCCAAAAGGATGCCACGGTTCCGCTCGACCTTTTGACGCGCGCCGTGGTGATTTCTCTTTTCACGTGGCGCCGTGCTGAGCGGGACGATAAAACCCCGCAGCCATACGGCTGGTGGGGCGACACGTGGCCCACAGTTCAGAATGACCGTATTGGCTCCCGCCTGTATCTGCTGAAACGACGGAAACTTACCAACAAAACCCCGCAGGATGCCCGCGAATACATGCAGCAGGCGCTGTCGTGGATGACTGAGGACGGTGTGGCGGCGCGCATTGATGTGACCTCTGAGCGTACAGGAATCGACACACTGGCCGCTGGCGTAGTTGTTTATCAGCGAGACGGGGCTATTCACAATATTACCTTTGATGATATCTGGAGTGAACTGAATGGCTGACAGTCAATTTGCACGCCCTGAACTCCCGCAACTGATCGCCACTATTCGCAGCGATTTACTGACCCGCTTTCAGCAGGATGCGGTACTGAGGCGCATGGATGCCGAAGTTTATGGAAGGGCGCAGGCCGCCGCGGTACATACGCTGTATGGCTACCTGGATTATCTGGCACGCAACATGCTGCCTGATTTGTGCGACGAGGACTGGCTTTATCGCCATGCGCGCATCAAGCGGTGCCCACGAAAAGATGCTGTTGCTGCTTCGGGGTTTATCCGCTGGGATGGGCTCGGCGGTACCCCGACTCTACCAGCCGGCACGCAGATTCAGCGTGATGATCAGGTTACTTATACCACCACCCAAACCGTTAAAGCTTCCGGCGGTCTGCTACGTGTGCCGGTTGTTGCTGATGTGGCAGGGAGGACCGGGAATACTGACGACGGCATTGCGCTACGCCTGGGCACGCCGATTAGCGGTATTCCATCCACCGGGTACGCCGACTCGTTGAACGGTGGGGATGATGTGGAGGAACTGGAGACGTGGCGTGCGCGCGTGATGGAGCGCTATTACTGGATCCCGCAGGGTGGCGCTGATCCTGATTACATCATCTGGGCGAAAGAGATTACCGGAATTACCCGAGCATGGACGTTCCGTCATTATCAGGGGACGGGTACCGTTGGCGTTATGGTTGCCACTAGTGATCCCGCTAACCCGGCTCCTGCCGATGATGTTGTACAGGCGGTGCGTGCGCATATTCTGCCGCTGGCCCCTGTTGCCGGCGGCGGCCTGTTTGTCTTTGCTGCAACTGAGCATGTTATCCCGATGACAATTGCGCTGGCAAAAGACACACCTGAAATCCGCACGGCGGTCACCGCTGAACTGAATTCGCTCATGCTTCGTGATGGTCAGCCGTCCGGGAAGGTCTATCTGTCGCGTATAAGCGAAGCAATCAGTCTGGCTACAGATGAAGTGGCACATCAGATCCGCTCTCCGACGATTGATATCGTGCTCGGGAAAACCGAACTGCCAGTGCTGGGAGAAATCACCTGGGAAACCTACAAGGAGGCGACTGAATAGCCATGGCGCTGAAAGATGAGTACACGCGACTGCTTTACCATTTGTTGCCAGCCGGGCCAGCATGGGAGGGAAAGAACCCACTTATCGAGGGTCTTGCTCCCTCACTAACCCGTGTTCACCAGCGCGCTGGCGCGTTAATGAAGGAAATCGACCCCGGCCAAACCACTGAACTCATTGATCGGTATGAAGGATTGTATGGACTGCCGGATTCCTGTGCTCCGGATGGTGTCCAGACGCTTCGCCAGCGCCAGCAGCGGCTGGATGCGAAAGCTAACGTAGCTGGTGGGATTAATGAACATTTTTATCGTGAGCAGCTCGATGCGTTGGGTTATACGACCGCCACGATTGAGCAGTTCCAGAATCTGGATAGCTCTCCGGACCCCGAATGGGGCGAGTTCTGGCGCTATTACTGGCGCGTGAATATTCCGGCTGACGCCAATATCTCCTGGCAGACTTGTACAAGTACCTGCGATTCAGCGATCAGAACGTGGGGTGACACCGTAGCGGAGTGTGTGATCGATAAGCTTTGCCCCTCTCACACAGTCGTAGTTTTTGCTTATCCGGAAGGAACAGAAGATGCATAGAATTGATACGTCCACGGCACAAATTGATAAATTTGGGCACGGTAAAAATGGTTTTACCAATGGTGATCCGGCTACTGGCCGCCGTGCCACAGACCTGAACAGCGATATGTGGGACGCAGTTCAGGAGGAGATCTGTGCTGTCATTGAATCATCAGGTATGGAGCTTAACAAAGAGCAGCACGACCAGCTTTATAAGGCCATCGTCAGTACTGTTACGTCAAAAATCCCTGATGCACTTATCCGTAATAAGAATCTGTCGGATCTGGTTGATAAGGCTATTGCACGCACAAATTTGGGGCTAGGGGAACTGGCAGTAAAAGGGATAGGATATATTTATGATTCTATATACCCGATTGGTGTTGTAACTTGGTTTGCTCAAAATAAAAATCCAAATACGCTGTTTCCTGGCACGAAGTGGAACTATATCGGCGAGAACCGGACGATAAGACTTGCAAGTGCAAACGGTAGTGATGTTATGGCTACGGGGGGCTCCGATTCGGTTAAGCTTGCTGTAGGCAATTTACCGGCGCATGGGCATGCCTTTTCTGCTAATACCAGTGGTTTTGATCATGGTACGAAAACAACAAGCGGTTTTGATTATGGCACAAAAACCACATCCTCTACTGGTAATCACAGACACAGGTCTGGCACAGAAGGTACTCTTAATGGTGGTGGTGGTCACACAACAGTTCCGCAGTTGAGTGGTGGTACTGCTACTTATACTGATAGTGTTGGCAACCACACCCATACAGTTGCGCTTGGTTCTCACAGTCATACAGTCGGGATCGGCGCGCATTCGCACTCTGTTTCAGGAACTACTGCAAACTCAGGTTCTGGCTCCGCTGTTAATGTTACCAACTCATTTATCAAGTTGATGGGCTGGTATCGCAGCGCGTGATTTGGCCCTTTTGGGGGAGGTTGCGAAATATACTAAAATACATTTTGTAATACAGTAACCTCCCTTTAAATAGTTCTAATCCATTAATGATTTCACCATTTTTGCCAACAAAATACTTACTTAAATTTCTTGTTATTAGTATCTTTCTTGTAAATTCAAGAGCATCAAACTCTTTTAATATAAGTGCCGAATTATCATTAATGTCGCAAAGTTTAAATATTATACTGTTTAAGCCATGAGTATTTATATGTGAGATAAGTCTCAATCTTCTACGATTCCATTTATCTATTGCTTCGGATTGGTCTTTGTAGTGAAGAAAGTGTATTGTGCATCCATTGATATCTGCAATAGGATAGTTAGTGGCATTACTTTTGAAATGTATATCTTTTAACTCAATGGATACATTAGACTCTAGGTTATTTATGAATTTAATATAATCATCAGGTAGCAAATATAATCCAACAAAAGGAGTGTTATATTCTCTCTTTACGATTGAATACAATCTATTCCCCCAGCAATTATTGGAGATTATGCAGAATTCTTTGTTTTTTAAAAGAAGATAATCTAGTCTTTTGGATATGAAGCTAGATAGTTTGATTACTATTTTTTGGGAAAAATACACATCTCTCTCCTGTTTTTTTTCCGCTTTCCCCATGAACCGGGTAACATCCACCAGTACTCATACCACACGTGCATAATCGGGATTTTCCAGCCAGTTATCCAAGCTGGTTGCTTCCGGTACTGCTTCTACTTACACCAGTAACTCGATATTTACGCCGATAGCATCGCGTACCCTTTCGATAGCGTTCTGATAGTTATCGCCGCAGGAATATCAGGTATAAGAACACCGAAGGATGAGTCGCCTCTATCAATAGCAACAGAGTATAACATTAAAACCCCTAGTATTGATGTGGTCAAGTTTTTATGGGGTGATATGAGCTATTTTTTGCTAACGGACTTTACCTCCATTAGTCGTAAAGTGGTTATCAAAACTCTGCGTAAACTATACAAAATCAGCTTGTTATGATGTAGGTAAAAGTGGTTGATATGGTTGCATAAAAATCATTTAACTCCTTTAATTCAGTTAATTAGGCTTGATTGCTAAAACTACTGCAATGATCCCTCTGCTAGAACGCGCAGTAAAGCTAGGTATGGCTACGGATCAAGAGATTGCATTCTTTAAAGCATGGGAGGAATATAGTGTTTTATTGATGCGAATTGATCTCGTGCAGGCTCCAGATATCGAGCGGCCTGTAAAATCTGTGTGATTTACAGGTTCAAACAAAAAAAAAGCCAGCGCTGGCTAAGGCTGGCTTAAAAAAATTCCGCTACTAAAAGCGGTAAAAATTGTTAAAAAAACAATAAGCACTAGACAGGTAATGGGCAATAAGGGTAGGAGCCTGATTGCTCAGAACATAATAGTGTCGTCAGATATATATTCAAACTGTATTGGCGTGAGTGAGAAAATGCTGCTTAATTATAAATTTCGGATTCCTCTGGGCTCAGGCAACTATACTTCAATCTCTCATCTGGCTTGATTATGAAGTGAATGCTGATGGTTCTGTACTGATAAAAACCTATCACCGGACTCATCCGGACGCCCCAGCGTTTGCCCGCAACCTGATTGGAACGAAAGACGATGCCGGGAACTTTACTGAAACAGTGCTGAATGGCGAGCCGATCGATATCCCGGATGATGTATTTATCTCGGTTCGCGATGAAATGCCGGCTGACTCTGTTTACAACCGGAGCTTGCATGAGCGCGGGGATGAGAGCTAATCATGATTTTGTCCATTTTTTTTTGATAAGCTTGGTGCAAATCAGCCAGAAAAAAAGTACACAACATGAGCCAGTTAACGTTACATGAATTCGCATCGATAAATTGTAAACTGAAAGATATGAGCGACACATGGTCAGATTTATGGGTTCTTCTGCATGTCTTACCGGTCGGCATTGGTAGGGTGGTCAGTCTGCGTTACGGTAACCTTATAGGTGACTCCCTTGTCGTGGAGGCGAACGGAAGATTTGAAGAGAAAACCCTATCTGTACCAGCCGTTGTTCGCCACATTGTACAGAGGCGCAGGGACAAATATCCCCACGATGTTTACGTTTTTCAGAGTCACTCCAACCGGGTCAAATTTCAGCAAAGGCCAGTAACAGTTATTGCATTCAACCAGGCATTGAAGATTGCCTCCAAAGGAGTGACGGATAAGGTGGTGAGCAGCAAAAGTGCGCGATGGTAG